CTCTATGGTGTCTTGGCATATTATGGCTAACACCGAGAACGGAGACATAAGGATCGAGAACGAACTGTCACGGAAGATTGACATTGACCCGAACTCATATCTCACGAGAGAAAAGTTCTTCAAGTTCGTCGTGATGACAATGCTCCTCTACGGAAACGGAAACGCAGTCGTTCAGGTGGTCACGGAAGGCGGCTATTTGAGAGACCTCGTCCCGATTGCCGCATCAAGGGTCACATTTTTAGATGATTTTAATGGCGGCTATCAAATACTAATTGACGGCATTCCTCAAGACCCGAGAGATTATCTTCACTTCACTCTTCACGCAGATCAATACAAGCCGTGGAAGGGTCAGGGCATAAAGACGACCGCAAAGACAGTCGCAGATAATCTCATTCAGGGGACTGCCACAGAAAAGGCTTTTATGAAATCCAAATGGAAGCCGTCAATGGTCGTTCAGGTCGATGCCCTGACGGAAGAGTTTGCATCCCCGGAAGGACGGAAAAAGCTCCTCGACTCTTATGTCAAGAGTTCCGAGGCTGGTGATCCGTGGCTCATCCCGGCAGAGCAGTTCAAGGTCGAGACAGTCAGACCGCTCTCACTCCAAGACCTTGCAATCTCCGACTCGATGAAGCTGAACAAACAAGCTGCGGCAGCTATCGTCGGAGTTCCGGCATTTATGGTCGGAGTGGGCGGCTTTAATCAGGCTGAATTTAACAACTTCATCAACACGACGGTCAAGAGCATCGTGAACGGCATCCAGCAGGAACTCACGAAGAAGCTGATCCTCTCCCCTAAATGGTACATAAAAGGGAATGTCTGGTCACTTATGGACTGGGACATGGGAACAGTGGCGACTGTGTTCAACTCGCTGGCTGACCGAGGATTCGTGACCGGCAACGAGGTCAGAGACAAAGTAAATCTGCCACCGAAGGACGGACTCGATGAACTCCGAATACTGGAGAACTATATCCCGACCGACATGAGCGGATTGCAAAAGAAACTGGTTCAGGAGGACTAAAAAATGTCAGACGTTAATTTGAGAAACTACGCAGACCAGCGGTTCGTCAGAACGATGCCGCAGGACTATAAGACAAGGGATGAAAACGGTGAGCCGATAATCGAGGGTTATTTTGCCGTTTTTAATTCTAATTATGAGCTATGGGATGGAGCTTCAGAGAGCATCGCTCCGGGAGCATTCGACAAGACCATCTCGGGAGATATAAGGGCACTGATCAATCATGACACTACGTTGGTTCTCGGCAGAACATCCGCAGGGACGCTCGAGCTGAAGACCGACTCTCGTGGTTTGTGGGGTCGCATCAGGATCAATCCGAACGATCAGGATGCGATGAACCTTCATGCCAGAGTAGAACGTGGCGATGTGAGTCAGTGCTCGTTCGGCTTTTTTATCGTCTCCGAAGAAACCGATTTCAGAGAAGACGGTTCAATCCACTGGACACTCACCGAGGTTGACGTGTTTGAAGTATCCTGCTGCACATTCCCGGCTTATGAAGAGACCTCCATCACTGCCAGAAAGAATGATCTCAAGACCATCGAACAGAGAAGGTCAGAGGCTTGGAAGGCACAGATGAAGGCTCGAATAAATCCTAAAAAGGAGGAAGAAGTCAATGGCAATCAGAGCATTGATGTTGAGAAAGAAGATTGACGAGAAGAACAAGGCTCTTGCTGACCTCCGTGCAAAGACGGAAGGGTTCGAGGCAAGGAAGACCGAACTCGAGACTCGTGAGTCCGAATTAGAGACTGCCATCGAGGAGGCATCAACCGACGACGAGAGAGCCGCAGTCGAGGAAGCCGTCACGGCTTTAGAGAACGACAAGGCGGCACTCGAGCAGGAAGTCGCAGAGAATGGCGATGCTATCGCTAACCTCGAGACCGAAGTTGCCGAGCTTGAAAAAGACCTCGAAGACAGTGAGTCAAGAACAGTAGTTCAAGCACCTCCGAAGGAGCAGGGTGCAAAAGAAGATGCTCCTAAAAAGACTACAAAGAAAAGAGAGGGATTCACTATGTTGAAGACAAAGTCACTTCGTGCAATGAGCTTCGAAGCTCGTGAGGCATTAGTGCAGAGAGAAGATGTTCAGTCTACTCTTGCAGAACTCAGGACTCTTATCAAGGAAAAGAGAACTGTTTCAGGTGCAAACCTGACAATCGGTGAGACAATTCTTGGTCTCATCCGTGAAAACGTAATGGAGTATTCAAAGCTCTATGGACGTGTCAACTATAACGGCACAAACAAGGACGGAAGAGTCATCGTTCAGGGAGTCGCTCCCGAGGCTATCTGGCTCGAGTGTTGCGATGCTATTCCCGAGCTGGACTTCAGTTTTGGTGACGTTGAGCTTGACTGCTACAAGGTCGCAGGATATGTCCCTCTTTGTAACGCAAACATCGAGGATTCCGACATCGATCTCCTCGACACATTCACAGTTGCACTCCTCACTTCACTGGGCAAGGCAATCGACAAGGCGATCATCTACGGTTCAGGCACAAAGATGCCCACAGGTGTCGTTCCTGCCATCGCCGCAGACTCTGATCTCGATGACACAAACCTCATCACGATCAGCGGTTCTGCTTCAGGCAAGGACTTGTTCAAGGCAATCATTCTGGCTTCCGGTGCTGCAAGCAACGAGTATTCTCGTGGTGAGAAGACATGGGTCATGAATGACAAGACATACACAAAGATCGTTTCAGAGGCAGTTGATGTTGATGCTTCCGGTGCTATCGTTTCCGGTGTAAATGGCAAGATGCCTGTCGTCGGCGGTGACATCATCGTTCTCAACTTTATGCCCGATGATAACATCGTAATGGGCTATTTTGACCTCTATGCACTCCTCGAGAAGAAGGGAATGACAATCTCCGTTTCTGATCAGGTTAAGTTCATCGAGGACAAGACCATCCTCAAGGGTGTTGCAAGACTCGACGGCAAGCCTGCAATCGTTGGTTCATTCGTCGCAATGGGTCTCGGCAAGGCTCCTTCAACGAGTGCGGTTTTCCCCTCAGCGAGCTGAACGTCGATGCCCAGACGTCCAGCTTTGATCTCTGGGGCACGAAGGTGAGCGAGATACAGGACGGAATCCATTTCAGAGACAATAAGGTTCTCGGTACTCTCAAGAAGTTGACAGAGGGTTCTCTTGTTGACACTTGGGGCGAGGGTTATTTCCTCTGTCTGAAGGTTTCCGAGGTCTCCTCATCTGCGACATCGCTCCTCGCCGGTCTTGACCCTTCAGAGGGTTCTGGACTCGTTGAACTTATCAACGATCCTGACCTCTGCATCGTGGCAAAGATCACGAACAAGAGCACACAGGTCTTCAAGTTCATCCAGAGCAATTCAAGCGACAGTCTGACTCAGACGTTCGACTTGAGCGGTCTGACACTCGAAGACGACGAATCTTAAATCTTAAAAGGAGGCGAAGGTCATGCCGACACCTACACCATCGGAAATCTTACTCTCGAGGATGAAGATCGACCTCGGGATCATCAACTCCACAGTCTACGACGCAAGGCTCTCGAGCCTTATCGAGGCGGCGAAGAAGTCAATCATCCGTGAGGGTGTCTCCACTCTTAACGAGGCTGACACCGAGGACGGAGAACTGATCATCGACTATGCTCGCTGGCAGTGGATAAACAGAAAAGAGCCGACGGAGATGCCGAGAGACCTCCGCTGGCGGTTGAACAACAGGATCTTCTCTGAAAAGGCGAAGGAGGACGAGTCATGATTTATTCTGAAATCAAGCTCGTTTCCCGGAAGCCGATCGGAAGAGACCGTCGTGCACAAGTAATCTATTCCGAGAAGGAGACCACCGTTCTTTGCGAGGTGGTCTCCCTTTCCCGGTCAGAGTATTTCGAGGCAGCCGAGGCTGGCATCAATGCCGAGTTCGAGTTTCGTATCAATCCTGCCGAGTACAATGGCGAACTCGTCGTTGAATATAACGGCAGACGATATAAGGTTTACAGAACTTATGAGGCGAGCAGCGACACACTCGAGCTTTATTGCGCATATCAGGCGGCACTGAACGGAGGTGACTACGATGACGAGTCTTGAGGGTTTATATGCGGCATTCGTGAACAGGTTTCCGAAGCTCGACAGAAACGGCAAGATATTCTTCAATCATATCATCGTTCAGGAGGGTGACGAAGTCGTTCCTCCGTACATCGTGTTCAGGTCAGAATCACTTAATCCCTTTTTTGCCGATAATTGCGTCTATTTCGCCACTGTAAACAACTTTATAGATGTTTATACGGAAACGGACGGAGAGGGCATACACGGGCAAATAGAGGCGGTTCTTGCGTCGCTCGATATTCCATATACAAAGACATCTGACTGGGACGATGATCTCGGGATGTATCTGACGGAGTATTCCGTGGCACTGGGAGACGAAGATGATGACAGTTGATATGAATGATATGACGATGGAAATTCAAAGCATACTCAAGGAGACAGGCAGTGCCGTCGACACGGCTCTGACCGACACTCTCAAGGTTCTGGCGAAAGACACGGCTGATGATCTTAAAAAGACATCACCGAAACAGAAGACCAGAAACGGCGGCAAGTATGCGAAGGGATGGACTTACAAGGAAGTCTCGAAGGGAAACTTCGTCGTCTATAACAAACAGTATCAGCTCACACACCTCATCGAGAAGGGTCACAAGACACGGCTCAAGACCGGGAAATACGGCAAGGTCGCATTCACGAAGTCCAATCCCCACATTGAAAATGCGGAGAAAAAGATGAAGGAGCGAGTCGAGCCGGAGTTCGAGAAGAACATCAGTGTTCAACTAAAAAAGGTTTGAAATAATATGAAAGGAAATATCCAACATGGCTAAAGTAAAGTTTGGTTTGAAGAACATCCATCTTTTCAAGCTGACGGAGACCACAGGCGATCAGGGCATTGAGATGTCCTATGGCACTGGAGTCGCATTTCCCGGTGCAGTGAGTCTCTCACTGTCGAAGGAGACCACAGACTCAAATCCGTTCTATGCTGATGATGGAGTCTACTTTATGCCGGCAGTCAATCCGACTGGTTATTCCGGCACACTTGAGATGGCTCTCTTGACGACATCAGTCAGGACTGCGTTCATGAACTATGTGAAGGATGCGAAGGCTGCAGTCGTCGAGCTTGGCTCTGCGGTAACTACATACTTCGGTATGACTTGCGAGTTCCAGACAGACACAGGTCTGATCAAGAAGGTGTTCTATAAGTGCTCGTTCGGTGATCCCGAGATCAGTGGGAACACGACAGAGGACACGAACACACCGTCAACGGAGTCCATCCCGATCACGATCCTCCCTACAAGCCAGCAGTTCACTTATGAGGACGCAGGCGGCACAGAGAGGACAACATCAATCATCTCGTCTTATGCTGACGAGACATCTGATTCGACAGTTTATACTAACTGGCATCAGACACCTTACATCCCCGACTTCGACGTCGAGTCATAAGGTTTAATCAAACATTTTTCTATTTCAGGAG